ACTGCACCGGGTGCGCTCCCCCCAAGGTGGAGTCCCCCCAACGCAGGGAGAAGAAACGTTATCTTTACGGAGGCGATTACCGTAAGCGTGCAGCCCAGCTGAAACAACAAGCGACGAACTGTTATCTCTGCGGCAAAGACTTCACAATCGGCGACCGAATAGAAGCCGACCATGTTTACCCTGAGCTCGGGCACGAATCCCCCCTCGCCCCAGCCCACCGTGAATGTAACCGCAAACGCGGCAACACCCCAATTAGCTAAACCCACTCTGTAACCCCCAACCCACTCTGTAACCCCCAACCCCCCCGTACGGGTTAACCGGGGGCGGGGTAAATCTCTACAAACGTCACCCCATCCACCCGCCACCCCAGCCTTCCCTTTACACCCGCGTAATTATTAGTTTTTGGTATGGTTAGGTTATGAACCTAAAGATAGAACGTCTGCCCATTGATGGCTTGCTCTTTGACCCTTCGAATGCTCGCACTCATTCGGATGTAAACATTGCTGCGATTGCGGGAAGCTTGAGGCAGTTTGGGCAGCGTAAGCCGATTGTGGTCACTGCGGATAATGTCATTGTGGCTGGTAACGGAACGGTGGAGGCGGTGCTCGAAAATGCCAGCCGGTAGACCCGCCAAGCCTGCGGAGCAGAAGCGTCTGCTCGGTAACCCTGGCAAGCGTGCGCTGCCGGACGAGAGCTCTGTGGTGCTCTTGCAGCAGGTGGAGAAGCGACCCGACCCGCCACGGCCTTTGTTGCGGTATGGGCAGGATTTGTGGGATCGCATTTGGTCGATGGGCGCTACATGGGTTTCGGATAAGAGCGATTTGGAGTTGCTGATCATGACTTGTGAAATGGTGGACGAGCGGTGGAATTTGCGGGTTAAGGTTATGCAGACGGATGACGCGAAGCTGCGCCGTGGCCTTCGTGAATTGGATCGGCAGATTGTTTCTAATCTTTCCCTTTTGGGTTTCACTCCGTCTGACCGGTCGAGGCTCGGTGTTGCGGAGGTGAAGGCGAAGAGCCGGCTTGAGGAATTGATGGAACGTCGGGCTTCGCGTGACTGAGAGCTGGCCGCCTAAATGGTTGACGCCGGTGCCGGAGGAAGCTCTTGCTCGGGGTCGAGCGGAGGAGCCGGTCGTGGAGTTCGTTGAGGGTTATGGGCGTATCACGAAGGATTCTGTGGCGGGTAAAGCTGGGTCGCCTTTGGTGTTGCGTGATTGGCAGCAGACGCTTTTAGAACATTTGTTCGCATGGGATGACGACGGGCTCCGGCATCGGGTTTCCCTTGTAGGCATGCCAAGGAAATCAGGAAAATCGGCGCTCGGTTCTTTGATTGGTTTGTACTCTCTCATCCTCGGACCGAAGGGTGCGGAGGTTTATTCGGTCGCTGCGGAGAAGGAACAGGCGCGGATTGTTTTTGCGGACGCTAAGCGGACTGTGGAGGCTTCCCCGGAGCTCTCTGCAATCACGAAGCTGTACCGCGACGCGATCGAGCTGCCTGCGTTTAATTCTGTGTATCGGGTGCTCTCTGCCGAGTCTGTTACGAAGGAGGGGCTGTCGCCAACCACGGTTATCTTTGATGAGCTCCACGCGCAGCCGGACCGTGAATTGTTCGACGTATTCTCTCTGGCCATGGGTGCCCGTGGGAAGCTCGCCACGCTTATCGCAATCACCACCGCTGGCGTGCGCTCCGATCGCACCGGCAAGGACAGCATCGCGTTCAATTTGTACAATTTCGGCAAGCGAATCGCTTCGGGCGAGGAGAAGGACGACACTTTTTTTATGGCTTGGTGGGAATCGGAAGGGGACCACCGGCTCGAGCAGACCTGGCGGGAGGCTAATCCTGGGTTTGACGATCTGAGCGCGGCTTCGGATTTTGAGTCTGCGCTGCGCCGAACGCCGGAGGCGGAGTTTCGTATTAAGCGCTGTAACCAGTGGGTTTCTTCGGTGGAGACTTGGTTGCCGGCTGGCGCGTGGGATGCTTGCGCTGGCGACTTCGAGGTGGGTCCTAATGACGAGGTTGTCCTCGGTTTTGATGGTTCTTATAACGGGGACGCTTCGGTTATCTGCGGGGCTGTGGTCCCTGATTCGCAGGAGGACCCGATTAAGGTTTTCCTTGTAAAGGCGTGGGAGAAGGACTTGGAACACGACCCGGATAATTGGCGGGTTGACATTGGCGAAGTTGAGCAGACAATTATGGAGTTTTGCCGGACCCACAATGTGCGCGAGATTGCTTGTGACCCTTTTCGGTGGCAGCGGTCCATGGAGGTGCTCGAAAACAAGGGGCTCCCTGTGGTCGCTTTCCCTCAATCGCCACAGCGCATGATTAAGGCGTGCGCTCGGTTCTTCGATTCTGTGGCCGAGAAGCGCGTGCTCCACGACGGCAATCCGCTTCTGTCTAGGCATATTGGCAATACCGCAATCAAGATGACGCCGGCTGGCCCGCACATCAAAAAGGAAAACCCGAACAGCCCGAGAAAAATTGACGCGGCCTGCGCTGCTATTCTGGCACTTGACCGCGCTTCGGCGGGTAAGATAGAAGAAGTCGTGCCGGAGTTTTTTGGATAGGGGCTTAATGTCTACGGGTTTACAGATCGCCGGCATGTGCGCTGTCACTGCTGGGGCTTTGCTTTTGTCGATTCCTGCCGGTTTAGTTGTGGCTGGAGTTTTTCTTTTGCTAGTCGGCCTTGCGTTAGGGAGTTAACCTGTGGTGTTGAATCGGTTATTTGAGCAGCGGGCAGTCAGCTATCAGACGGTTTTTGAAGCTGGGGACGATTTGGCGTTTGGCAATTTGTCGGATACGCAGATTGATTCTAAGACTGTTTTCCAGGTTAACGCGGTTTACTCGGCGGTGTCGCTTATCGCTGACACGATCAGTACCCTGCCTGTGGATTGTTACATCCGTATCGATGGTCAGCGTCGCGCTTTCCGCCCGAAGCCGGCCTGGGTTGAGAAGCCTGACATTGCTTTGCCGAGGACGGCTTTCTGGAATTCGGTCATTGTTTCTTTGCTTCTTGAGGGCAACATTTTTGTGCGAGTTTTCAGCAACCGGCAGGGGCAAGTCGCTAACTTGGTGGTGTTGAATCCTCGAACCGTGACCGTGAAGCGCACCGCGGAGGGACGCCTATCTTTTGCGGTTGAGGGTGAGAATCGCACGCTTGGTCAAGAGGAGATTATTTTCATCCCGGATGTTTTGCGCCCAGGTACTGTGCGCGGTGTTTCCCGTGTCGAAGCTCTCAAGGAAAACTTTGGGCTTGCTCTTGCTCTCGAAAAATTTGCGGCCACATTTTTTGGAAATGGGACGAACCTATCCGGTGTCATTGAAGTCGATCAGAACCTGACCGCGGAGCAGGCAGAAAACCTGCGTAACGGTTTTGATTCTAAGCACCGGGGCTGGCGTCGAGGGCACCGCACGGGTGTTCTTTCTGGCGGGGCGAAGTTTAAGACGACGCAGGTGAATCCTGAAAGCTCGCAGGCTATTGATGCTAGGCGTTTGGCTGTGGAGGATGTTGCTCGGGCTTTTAATATCCCGGCGCATCTTTTGAATATTCCAGGGACAACAACTTTCAGTTCCGTTGAGGCTAATGGGTTGCAGTTCATCACGCACACTTTGCGCCCGATTGTGCAGAAGCTCGAGGACGCTTTCTCGCCGTTGATGGCTCTTTACCCTGGGGGCGAAACTTCCTACATCAAATTTAACCTGGACGGGCTGGCTCGAGCTGATCTGAATTCGCGGATGAGCGCATATTCGACCGGGTTGCAGGCCGGCTTCCTAACCATTAATGATGTGCGCCGCCTGGAGGACCTATCGGATATTCAGGATCCTGCTGCGCAGTCGGTGCGGGTGCCTTTGGCTAACGTGAACATTGACGCGGCTGATTTGATTGCGAACGAGAAGCGGGTCAAGATGGCGCAGATTCTTGTGTTGTCAGGTTATGACCCCGCGGAGGCTCTTGCTGCTGTCGGCCTGGACCCAATTGCTCACACGGGGTTGGCTTCTTCGCAGTTGCAACCGGTGGCGCAGATTGACCCTGAAAACCCCGATGCCGTTTATGAGGTGCAGTGATGGTGCAGGATGTTTTGGCACCGCCGTGGGTGCGAGCCATTGCTAGGGGTGCCGTTGATGTTTCCCCCGAGGTTGCGGCGGTTGCGAACGGTAACGTGACGCGTGCTATGTGGGTGTTTGTCCGTGACGCTGTTTCGGTGCCTGGCGCATTGTTGTGGGGTGTGGTGTTGTCGGAGAGAGCCCGTGAACGTTTGTCTAAGTATGCGGAGGAGCGTGTTGGTATAATTGAGGAAGAAAACGAAGGCCGAGCGAAGGGCGAAGCGTTGAGCAAGATGGAAACCCGCATATTGAGTGTTGATTCTTTTGAGGTGCGCGAAGATTCTGACGGGATGCACCTGGAAGGGTACGCTGCCCTTTTTAATTCTCGGAGCGAAAACTTGGGCGGCTTTACTGAGATGATTCAGCCTGGGGCTTTTCGCGCGTCGCTTCGGGCGCGTAACGATATCAAGTTCCTTTATAACCATGAGACCGGCGCTGTGCTCGGTTCAACTAGGGCGGGCACTTTGACGTTAACCGAGGATGAGCGGGGGCTCCGGGTGTCTGGCCTTTTGCCGAACACAACTCACGGCCGTGATGCTGCCGAGTTGGTCAAGCGTGGCGACGTATCAGCTTTTTCGTTTGGTTTCTCTATGCCTGCTCGGGGCGGGGATTCTTGGAACGCTGAGGGGACGGAGCGGATGCTGAAGTCTGTCAGGTTGCACGAGGTTTCCTTGGTGGCTTTCCCTGCGTATCCTGAAACGGCGGGGACGGCTACTGTGCGCGGTCTGGACCGTGTTGCGCAACGCGCATCTGTTGATGCTGATGCGCTTGCCGATGCTTTGCTGAAGATTGAGAACGGTGACGATATCACTTCTGATGATCGGCAGCTGCTCGAGAAGGTCTTATCGGAGCTGGCCCCGGAACCTGAGGCCGTGGACGCTGGGCCCGATTTGAGTATGGAGATGCTGGCTTTGAAGAAGAAGAAGCTTGCTTTATTGATGGGACTGTAATGGCTACTTATGATGATGTCAAAAAAACTATTTTGCGTGTTGCTGGTGATCCTGTTTCCGGTCCTGTAAAGGATTTGGCGGATGACTGGGCGCGTGCGATTGTTGCGCTCGATGCTGAGCCGGCTAAAGAAACCCGAGTGCTGAAGGCTTCTGAGAAGCGCTAGAAACGGGTTCTCCCCCACCGCTTTATCCCTTTTGGCGGTGGGGGTTTTCTTTTTGGGATCACAAAAAGCTGACATAACACGACGCGCTTTTGTTATCCTGGATAAGGGGCCGGACGGTTTCGACGGCAGATGATCCCCGCATGCGGCCGTCTGTCGGACTGGGGTTCAATTCCCCACGGCTCCACGAAGCTCACCGCATGGCGCGTTTTATACTGAAGGTATCCGGTATGCGTCAACGCCCCGGTTAATGGTTTGCGTCAACGCGATCATGCTATTCATATTCATTCAAATTAAGGAGACATTTTCATGTCTGAGTTTGTTAAGCGTCAGGAAGAGCTCCGCTCAAACCTGACCATGCAGATCCGCGAAGTCATCGACGGAGCAGAATCTGAAGGCCGCGGTTTAGACCAGGCCGAGCTGACCAAAATTGACCGCATCGAGGCTGACATTGATTCCGCTTCGCGCTCCATCGAGGTTGCTTCCAAGTCCGAAGTTCGTGCTGCTGAAGTTGCTGAGGCTTCACGTAGTTTCGCTCCCGTTGAGGAATCCCGCGGCGCAGCCGATGTTTTCCGTGCAATGGCTAAGGGTGAAATCCGTGGACATGACTTCACGATGGAACAGCGTGCAACGCTCGTTCCTTCTGCGAACACTGTTCCCGTTAGCTTCCTTGACCGCGTTTACGCGCTTGCTAAACTGGTTGGCCCTTACCTGGAGACCTCTGAGGTGTTCCAGCGTGACTCTGGGAACGACCTTCGTATCCCCGTGATGACCGCTTACAGCACCGCAACGGAAACCGCTGCCGGTGGAGCAATGGATGAGTCTGAGAACACTTATGGTTCTTTGCTTCTTCAGCCAGCCAAGCAGGGCTTCATTGTGAAGCTCGCTAACGAACTGATTAGCGATGCCGGATTCGATATCGAGTCCTCTATTGCCGAGAACGCTGGTGTCGCTATCGGAACCCGCGTTAACGTCATTGTGAACGCAGCTGTCGAAGCTGTTGCTGGTGCCGGTGTAACCGCTGCCTCCGCAACGGAAATCACCACCGATGAACTGATTGAGCTTGCTTTCTCGGTTGATGGTATGGCTCGCATGCTTCCTGGTGCAGGCTTCATGGTGAGCACTGCAACTCTCGCTAAAATCCGCAAGCTTAAGGATGGTAACGGCGCTTACATTCTTGACCCCGTAGTTGGAGGCCCAGACTTGCTTCTTGGCTACCCAATCTACGAGAATCCTGCTGTGGATGCTCCTACGACTGGTAACAAGTCTGTACTGTTTGGTCACTGGCCTTCGGTAAAGATTGCAACTACTGGTTTGGAAACCTCCGTCTCGAGCGATGCTTACTTCGCTAATGACATCACCGGCTACCGCTTCACTTACCGTGTTGCTGCTGGTGTTGCGAACGGTGCAAACCACATCAAGTACCTGGCTCAGGCCTAAGCCAGTCGGTTCCCAAGCTGGAAGCCCTCGCCGTGTTGTAGGTTCACGGTGGGGGCTTCCTCTTTGTGTCGGTAACGGGTGAGAGCCCACAAGGTAGAATAGAACCGGAGGGTTTTCATGGCTATTTCTAATGGGTACGCGACGCTCGATGATGTCAAAGCGGCGGCTAGGGTGACGGATAATTTTGATGATGGTTTGTTTGAGGTGGCCATCGAGTCAGCTTCACGCGATATCGATGCCTATTGCGAACGGGTTTTCTATAACGCTGGAAGCCTGACGCGGGTTTATATTCCAACCGACATTTACCGGCTCGAAACAGACGACCTGGTTTCTGTCACAACTATCAAATCTGACACGAATGGGGACGGCGGGTTTAATGAAACCTGGGCCGCGACTGATTACCAGCTGGAGCCTTTGAATGGGATCGCTGGCGGTATTGCTACTCCGTACACTCGTATTCGGGCTGTGGGGGACCTCTTGTGGCCGGTCTATGAGCCGAGGGATATCAATGCTGGGCAGGCTTCGGTGGAAGTCACTGGGGTCTTTGGTTTCGCTTCCATTCCTATCGCAATCAAGCAGGCCACTATCATCGCTTCACTCCGCGCCTATAAGCGGTACGAATCCCCGACCGGGGTGCTCGGGTTCTCAGACGTTGGAGTGGTCAGAATCGGCCGCACAGATCCTGATGTTCAACGGCTCATTGACCCTTACCGGAAGTTTTTGCTGGCATGAGCATCACTGCTATCCGCACGGAGCTCGCTAACAACATCGGCAGCATTTCTGGTATTCGCACCTACGCTGATATTCCGGACAATCCTGCGATGCCTGCGGCTGTGGTAACTCTTGCCAACGTGGTTTATGGGCGAGCCTTCCAGCGGGGTTTGACGGAGTACAACTTTGTAATCACTGTTATCTTTGGGCGGATTGCTACAACTTCGGCGCAGAGGAATCTTGACGCGCTGATTAGCACGGATGCTCGGTCTTTGAAGGCTGCGGTCGAGGCGGATAAAACTTTGGACGGCAATGCTTTTGACACTCGGGTTACTGAAATGACTAACGTCCAATCGGCTACAATTGGAGACATAACCTATTTGACAGCGGATTTCGCTGTTACTGTTTACGCGGACTAATAAGGAGAAAAAAGTGGCCAAGTTTGTTGCTACTGATTACAACGTCACGATTGACGGCACCGACTTCAGCTCAAGCATCGCTGCGGTCACTTTCGACATCACTGCCGCCGAGCAGGAGGTCACGGCCTTTGGGGATACTTATGTCCAAAGAATCGCGGGCTTGAAGGATGCGAGCATTTCGATTGATTTCCACCAGGACTTCGGGGCTTCGTCTGTGGACACGACCCTCTTTCCTTTGCTGGGGACTGCCGTCGAGGTCGTAGCGCTCCCACAGGGTGGTACGGTTTCTGCCACGAATCCTTCGTATACCGGGACTTTTTTGTGCACCCAGTATTCCCCGCTGACTTCCTCGGTCGGCGATTTGGCTACGCTTTCGATTTCTTGGCCGCTGGCTTCGGGTGTCATTACGAGAGCAACTTCGTAGACCATGAATCCCATCAACCTACAAGTTCAGTTCCTCGACGACTCCACAGCTGATTGTGTTGCGATTGCTGCTGACCTGATTGCTTTCGAGTCCCATTTCGATTTGAGTGTGGCTCGCCTCGAAAAGGAGATTCGGCTTACTCACCTGTTTTTTTTGGCATGGCATGTGCAGAAACGCACAGGCTTGACTACGGAAACTTTCGAGAAGTGGATTGAGTCTGTTTCGATTGTGTCTGAAGGTTTGTCCTCAAAAAAATAAAGGGGCTGGGCGAGACTAGCCTTCACTGGGAAATTGCCGCGCTCTCTGTGGAGACGGGAATCAGCCCGCGTGAGCTCATGGAGCTCGAGCCGCGCATGCTCTGGACCATGGCCCGTTATATCATTGCCCGCTCGCAAGCCCAGAACGGCAAGCGGGGGCGGAAGTAGAATAGAGGTATCATGCCCGCTGCCTTCACTCTCAAGCCCCAGGATTATTCGGCCCTTCTCCGGGAGCTGAAGGATATCGAGCCCGGTCTTGTTAACGAGTTTAAGAAGGAATTCCGATCTGATTTGCAGCCGGTTGCGAAAAAGTTGGCGGGCAATATTCCGCCGACGAGTCCTTTGTCGGGTTTTACGAAACGGCACGGCGGGGAGCTCCCTTACCTGTGGCGGAAACCTAACCCGAGCATTGTCGTTGCGGGGCGTGCTGGGCGTGCCAGAAAGCAGAAGCTTGTTTCTGTGCAGTTCAAGCAGCCCGCTTTTGCCATCCTGGAGCTTGCTGGCACTGCGAATAAGGGCAAGGACAAGGGCGGAATGACCCAGCGTGGACTGAACATGGTCCAGGGGTTGCGCACTAAGGGTTATGATTTGGGCGATCGTGGGCGGTGGGTTATCCCGCAGTGGTACAAAGAAGAGGGCAATGTGCGAGCAATCGCTTTGCGCATCATGGATAAGTATGGCCAAAAGGTGAGCCGTAAATTGAAGGGCGGGCGCTAATGGCTATTAGTTTACCGGTTGTTTCCAGCTTTGATCCTAAAGGGTTGCGGCAGGCGCGGGAGGGGCTGGAAAGTTTTGGCGCAAAGTCTGGGGAGGTCGCGGGCGCGGTAGGAAAAGCTTTCGGTGTTATGGCGGTGGCTGCTGGTGCGGCGGCGGCGGGCCTGCTTGTTGCTTCAGTTAAAGCGTTTGGGGAACTTGAGCAGAATCTTGGGGGCTCGGAAGCTGTTTTCGGCGGTTTTGCACTGGATGTTCAAGATACAGCAATCCAAGCTTACAAGAATATGGGGATTTCACAGTCGGCTTATCTGGCTACAGCTAACAAGATGGGTGCTTTATTCCAGGGTTCGGGTATTGAACAGGCTGACGCTCTTAGAATGACCGAGGATGCGATGCAGCGGGCGGCTGACATGGCTTCAGTTATGGGTATTGACATGAGCGTCGCAATGGATTCGGTGGCGGGCGCCGCCAAGGGCAACTTCTCCATGATGGACAATCTTGGTGTGGCTATGAACGCCACGTCGATTGAGGCTTTCGCGGCAAGTAAGGGCATTACGGACTTTTCGTTTGCGACCGCTTCCGCTGCTGACAAAGCCGACATGGCGATGCAAATGTTTCTGGAAAACACGTCCCAATATGCGGGCAACTTTGCGAAAGAGGCGACAGAAACAATAACGGGTTCGCTGGGCATGTTGAAGGCAGCATCTAGCTCTCTGCTTGCGGGGTTGGGTGACGCGAACGCTGACGTGGCACTGTTGGCCGACAATGTGGTGACGTCGTTCGAGGCTGTTGTAAAAAACGTTGTACCCATTGTCGAGAACATTGCTAACGCATTGCCGGAAGCGCTTGGTGCTATGGTAAATGCGGTTGGCCCGCTTATTGGGTCAATCGGTGGGGTGATTATTGGTTTGGTGCCCACAATTCTTGACGCAGCAGTGCAGTTGGCTGATGCGTTGTTGCGTGGTATCGCCGAAACCTTGCCCGAACTTATGACCATGATCCCCCAAGTCATAACCTCTACGGTTGACTCACTTTTTGAGCTTTTGCCTGTGTTGATTCAGGCCGGTGTTGACACTGTTCTAGCCCTGGCTAAGGGAATTGTTCAAGCTTTGCCCGAGCTGATTCCGCAGCTTGTCAATGGTTTGCTCTCAACCGTTGATGCCCTCATTGATGCTTTGCCCGTACTGCTTGAGGCGGGCCTAAAAATTGTGACCGCGTTGATGGACGGAATACTAGAGTCTATCCCGGTGTTAATTGGCGCTTTGCCCGAACTTATAGCTTCCATCCTCGGCTTTATCAATAGTTCGGTGCCGATGCTAATTGAATCCGGGTTGAATTTGTTTTTGGCGATTGTAGGTGCTTTGCCGCAAATTATTACCGGCATTGTTGGTGCTATCCCTCAAATTATTGAGGGTGTACTATCGGCTGTCCTGGGTTCTCTGCCGCAGCTTATTTTGGCTGGTCTTGAATTGTTTATTGCTCTTGTTGCGGCTTTGCCGGAAATTATTACTGCCATTGTTGCGGCAATCCCAGAGATTATTGCAGCGGTTGTGGAGGCGATTATTGAATCAATGCCAGAGATTATTGCTGCCGGTAGCGACCTGATTAAAGGCATTTGGCAGGGGATTAAAGATATGGCGGGTTGGTTGCGGGACAAGATGAGTGGGTTTTTTGGTGGGGTACTTAAAGACATAAAAAACTTTTTTGGTATCAAGTCGCCCTCTACAGTGTTTGCCGAAATGGGTAAAAACCTCGGGCAGGGAATGGCTGAAGGAATTGTGGGCTCGACGAAAGATGTTGAGAAGGCGATGGATGCAATGATGGCGGCGGGTTCGGTAACACTTCCATCTATGGAAGCGATGATGGCGGTGCCCTCAATGGGTGCGGTAATGGCGGTGCCTTCAATGGATGCGGTGGGTGTTCCCTTTGCGGGTAGGGGCCGGGCTGCTAGCGGACGGTCTGCGGGGGGCGGCGGAAAGAGTGTGTATAACATTACTGTGAATGCGGGGATGGGTACTAGTGGGGCACAGTTGGGGGAGCAGATTGTGTCTGCCATCAAACGGTATGAGCGCACTAGTGGCCCTGTGTTTGCGAGCGCGTAATGGCTACGGTTGTTGAGCTTGGAGCTGTGGAGGGGTTCATCCTTGATGACCCTGTGGCGGGTGTCCTCGACAACACGATATACACGCTGGGTGGGACTGTGTTCAAAGACATTACCTCCAGGGTTATCAGTATTGGTTCTAGCAGGGGTAAGAATCGTGACCTGGATAGGTTCAGCGCGGGTTCGCTAAACATTTCTGCGAGCAATGAGGATCGCGCTTTTGACCCCCTCTATTCTGCGTCACCTTACTTTGGTGCGATTGTGCCCAGGCGTGAACTGCGGGTGACAGTGGATGGGGTGCGCGTTATCACCACCACCATTGATGACTGGAATTATGGTTACTCTCCTGATGGGAGTTCCCGAGCTGAGATTGTTGCTACCGATGATTTCACTTTGTTGGCCCGTCAGGTTTTGACTGCGGGGACTGCTACCCCTGAACTGTCTGGGGCGCGGGTGTCAGCTGTCCTCGACATGCTCAGTGTGGCGTGGCCTGAGGGTAGGCGCAGCATTGATACGGGTGTGAGCACTTTGGGTGCTGATGTGTTTGATGGGAACGCCCTCCAATACTTGCAGAAGGTTTCCGATAGTGAGCAAGGGCTACTGTTCATTGCTAAGAATGGTGACCTGGTTTTCCGTGACAGGTTGGATGCTACCCCTACGACTGCTGCGCTCACAGATTTCGCTGATGATGGGACAGGGATCCCGTTCACTTTGACGGCAGTGAACTATGGTTCTGAGCTGTTGTATAACCAGGCTGTTGTGACCTCGGGTGAGTTGTCTGCACAGGCAGGGAATGACCGTTCTCAGATTGCTTATGGTGTGACCTCTGTGGAGTTGGACACTCTGGTTTCTACTGAGGCACAGTTGCAGAACCTTGCAGATTTCCTTGTGCAGAAGTATGGTGACCCGGAGTACCGTTTTGAAACTATTAGTGTGAACTTGGACACTGTGGGTGGCGGTAATAAGGCTACCTGCTTGGGGTTGGAGATTGGGGATGTGGTTTCCATCACCTTTACCCCTAATGACATTGGTGATCCGATTGAGCAGTATGGGCAGATTATTCGCATCGCTCATTCTGTGGAACCTTCACGCCATGACATGTTTATAAGTGTGGCTTCGCTAGACTGGACTTTCTTGGTATTGGATGATGCTGTGTTTGGTAAACTTGACAGTAATAACGCTTTGGCTTTCTAGGGAGAACAATGGCTGGCGCTGGGTATCGCACTTTTGGTGCAGGCGAGGTTTTGACTGCCTCGAATGTGCAGACTTATTTGATGGATCAGGCTATCCCTGTGTTTGCTAGTTCGACTGCTCGGGATGCTGCTATCACTTCTCCTGCGGAAGGGCAGCACTGTTTCCTCAAGGATACGGATGCGTTGCAGTATTACACTGGGAGCGCGTGGGTTGCTGCTGGTGGCGTAAGCGTAGGTTTCGAAACTAACTTTCTACTCATGGGAGCATAAATAATGGCAACATCATATAAATCACTTGGTCAGTTGGATTTGACTACGACTTCGCTGACTACTCTTTACACCTGCCCTTCCTCGACTGAGACGGTTATCAGTACGGTGATTATTGCGAACCGGAACGCTGCGGCTACGACTTTCCGTTTGGCGATTCGTGTGGATGGGGATGCGATTTCGAATCAGCATTATATTGCTTACGATGTGCCGGTGGCGGCTAACGATTCGACCACGCTGACTTTGGGGATTACTGTGAAGGCTACTGATGTGGTGACGGTTTCGGCGGGTACTGCTGACCGTTTGAGCGTCAATGCTTTCGGTGCTGAAGTAACAGTTTAGGGGGCTTGTTGTGGCTGTAACAAGTATGGCAAACAGTTCTTTAAGGGACTTCACCAAATATAATCGTATGTCTTCGATTACGGGTGCTGGGCCTTTTCAGGTTGATTACCTTGTTGCTGGTGGTGGTGGTGGTGGTGCGGTTGCTGGTGGCGGTGCCGGTGGCACAAAAACTGATGCGCTTTACCTATCTCACGGTGTTGTTTACACAGTTACGGTTGGTGCTGGGGGTTCTGGTGGAACCGTGGGTGGCGGGCCTGCGTCTGACGGTTCGGCATCAGCTTTTAGTTCGGTATCGGTTGCTGGTGGTGGTGGTGGTGGCGGTAACATAGGAAGCAATAACACAGATAACGGGCGCAACGGTGGCTCTGGTGGTGGTGGTGGTGTCACTGCTGGCACAGGCATTGTTGGTCAGGGTTTCGCTGGCGGGGGTTCTAGTGCCGGCAATACTGGTGGTGGTGGCGGTAACACTGCTGTGGGTGCTGGCGGCGGTGGCAGTACTGGTGGGGCTGGGGGGGCTGGACTCAATTCAAGCATCACCGGCGCGTCAATAAACTATTCGGCAGGTGGTGGTGGTGGTGGTGCGGTTGCTGGTGGCGGTGCCGGTGGTGCGTCTGCTGGTGCTGGTTCGTCAACTACTGGCGCAACATCTGGCACAGCGAACCGCGCCGGTGGCGGTGGCGGCAACTGGGGGAATGCGACAGCAGGCGCGGGCGGTTCAGGTGTCGTTATTTTCGCGGTGCCCAACATAGCCATTGTCACATTTAGTGGCGGGGTAACTCAGACCTCAGCGATTGTCGGGGCCAACCGTGTTTACACTGTGACGGCTACTTCCACGACTGATGAAACGGTGACAATAGGCTAATGGCACACTTCGCAAAACTAGACGAAAACAACCTGGTTACTTTCGTTACTGTGGGCAGGCAAGAAGATGACGGGCTTGAGGAAGAACTGAACGCTGGGACTGGTGACGTGTACCGGCAGACTTCTTACAACACATACGGCGGTATCCACTACACCGATGGGGAACCTTCCGAAGACCAAAGCCAAGCTTTCAGGTTCAACTATGCGGGTCTAGGTCACACTTATGATGCTGACCGTGACGCTTTCATCCCGCCACAACCATACGCTTCCTGGGTACTCGATGAGGACACTTGCCTATGGGTTGCACCTATCGCCTACCCTGCTGAGGGTGTACATGTTTGGGATGAAGAAGCTGGTGACTGGGTAGAGGTACCGGAAGCTGAGGTAGAATAGATATATGGCTACCATCTACCCGGCACCGGGCAGCAGTGGTGGCGGTGGTCTAATGGCAACCTTCTATCCTGCCACCACCGCCACCATTGCTTCAATGGCGTCGGCTACAAGGTTTTCGGGTACTACGACACGGAGCCAGCATCACCCTCAAGCTGGTGACTGGGTAGAGGTCACTGATGAAACTGTCTAACCTCGGGACTGGCAGGGCAGACAAGTACTTTAACCTCGGTTTTGCCGTGGTGCACTATATCCACTATCGGCCACAAGTGGGAGGTACAAGACAGTGGGGTGTTTTGCTTCAGAGGTTCGGGCACTTTACGGTTGATGTGTTTTGGGGGCGTCATGTTTTCGTGTTCAACTTTCACGGGAGGAGCAACTAATGAAACTTCATAACCCCTGGCCTACAGACCGCAGCATCAACAAGAACAGCCCTTATGGGTGGAGGGTTCACCCGATAACGGGTAAGCGGGCTTTTCATCAGGGTGTGGATGTTGCCGGTTCCTTCCCTGTCACGGTTGCCGGTGACGGTGTTGTCCGTCATATCGGGTACTCCGCTATCGGTGGCGGGCATGTTGTGGGTGTCGATCATGGGAGTGTTTGGACTTTCTACTATCACGGGGCACGCGCCACAGGTTTGAGGTTGGGGCAACGGGTGGATGCTGGGGCGCTGATATATCAGTCCGGTTCGACTGGTGCAAGCACAGGCGCTCACCTTCATTTTGAGGTGCGTAAATCTCGGCGGTGGGGTAATACTGTAGACCCTGTTCCTTATCTCGCTGGTGGCGCTCCTGTGGCTTCTAATAGGGTGTCTGGGCGGTTGGATAAGGGCACCTGGACACAATGGCAGACCGCGCTCCACGAGGGCGGATATAAGCCTGGGCGGATTGACGGGAAACCTGAACGGATGACCTACGCTGCTATTCAACGGTGGGCTGGTGTGAAGGATGACGGGATTATCGGGGCGGGAACGCGGAGAGCTGTTCAAGGTAAAATTGGTGTCAAGCAAGATGGTGTCTGGGGCAGGCTAACGATTAGTGAGCTTCAGCGCCAACTCAATGAAGGCATAATCTGATGGCTGAAGATACTGACGCAATCGCTGTAAAGGTTTCTATGCGGGATATTTATGTTGAGGTGCAACGGCAGGGCCGGTTGCTCGAAAAGATTGCTAACAGCCTCCCCGACTCGGAGGACAAGATTGACGATCACGAGGCGCGAATCCGTAAACTGGAGATGCGGATGTGGCAAGCCATCGGAGGGTTCGGTTTCCTGGCAGCCATAGTGTCCCCCCTAATCGCGGTGATGACCAGGTGAAACCTTCTTGGGCTATTCGCAGGCGCTACATTTTCGCAGGCTTCGGGCTTGGGGTCATCATGCTCATTGCTTCCATCATTTCTGTGTGGCAAGACAAAGTGGGTGCAGGTGATTTGGTTACGGGCGGTGTTGCCCTGGTAACCTTGATACTCACTTCCTATGTGTTTGGTGCTGTGTGGGAGGACAAATCGTTTCATGGAAAAGAGGAGAACCCTGATGGATAAATTGAAAGCTTATTGGGCGTATGCGGGAGAGCGTGCGATTAAGACTGTGGCGCAGGTTGCTATTGCAACAATTTCTGTGGGAGCTGTGGGCCTGTTTGATGTGGATTGGGCGAACGTGGGTAGTGTGGCCGCGCTTGCCGGTGTCATGTCCCTGCTGACATCCGTGTTGCAGTATGACAAGGCTGAGAAGTAATGGCACACCTGGGCGCTGTCGAGCGTGTGGCAGATTATGACGTGCCGGTAGATCCGATGGATTTACTGCAGTGCGATTCCTGCCAGTAGTTACTGACCAAGCCAGGCGTAGATTGTTCGCCTTGTAACGCCCGCTTTTTTAGCGAGCGCCTTGATGTTCGCGGTGTCCTCATATTCGGTCTGTACACGGCTCCTGAGGGCTGTGGTGACCTTTTCTAGGCGTTCCAGTTGCCACTCTCGGAGGTCTGCGAGTTGTTGCAGGCTCATGGAGTCTAGATCGTAGTTTCCTGGGTTCATCATGGGCACTACTATACACGCCGGTGTTAGTAAATGTTGCGGAAACTGTGTATATCGGTGTACGGTTTTGTTATTGCCTAAAGGAAGGGAAAACTAATGGGCTTTTTCAAGAACCTAGAGATAGAACTGCAAGACATCCATGACCCGCGACTGCGCGAGATTGTGGAATGGGATCACATGCACCGGCATGCCCTATCTGATGAGGCGCGCTGGCTCATCATGACCGATGAACAAATGATGGACGCTGCGTTGAAGGCGTGGCGCGGTGGCCCTAAGCCTGCTAGTGAGCATGTTGCTTTGCAGGTGTCCGAGGTGTTGAGGCGTGACCTCCGCAAGCGGAAGCGTTCCTCACAGTATGTGACGGGCTGGTTGCTTATCGGTATTGCTTTGGTCGGTGTTGCACTTGTGGGAAGTGTTGCACTTTTGGTGGGGGCACTCTGATGGGCTGGGTGTTGATGGTGGTGGGTGCAGGGTTTCTGTTCGCGCCAGGGATGATTGACCCGCTGGCACCTATCAATGGTGCCTCGCTTATTGGCTTGGGTTTGGTTGCCTGGGCTTCCATGAAACTACTGAAAGGGAATAGCTAATGGAAATTACATTGGATGAGATAACACCTGAGCTGATGGAGGAACTGTCTGCTGAGGTTGAGGAGCAAAAACTTTCTGCGCTGACACAGCATGAGGTGCGGTCTTTGGGTGATGAGCTTGATGTTGCTGTCACTTATGCTTCACAGGTGTTGGCCCGCTGCCAGTTGCGGGCGATCCGTTTGGACAACCTTGGGGTGGAAGTGCCTGAGATTGCGAGCATGTTTGATATGCCGGTGAGGACTGTGAGGAAGTGGTTGCGGTCACCGGTGAGGGTTGAGCTGGAAGGGGTGCAAGCATGATGGATTTGAAGTCTGATGGGCGTGATGTGAATGTGCGGTTGCGGGATGATGTGTGGGCGATGGAGGAACCTGGCACTTTGTCTTTGACTCGGACTCAGGCTCACACGCTGCGGTTACATTTGAACGCTTGGGCGATTGCCACACAGTTCGAGGACATTGAGGAAGATGGCTAACGCTCCGATGGGAGAGTTCCAGCCCACACCCCATAACGCTCATCTGCTTCAGTAGCGTAGGCAAAACATTGTTCCTTGATAGGGCACTGGTTGCAGAGTTTGCGGGCCACCTTGATGGCATACTCCCTGGTTTGTTTGTCAGGGAAGTCCTCGGGGAAGAACACATCAGGGCAGTCCATGCAGGGCACACCACCTGCACTGTCTATAGCGTCACGCAGTTTGTGATGTGGGGACTGTCTGTGGTTGCTCATACAGTTATCGTAACGGAGGGGAAACAGTTTTGGAAACAATGACAGTGGAGGGGTTAGCTGACCTAATCCTTGAAGGGTGGAATTGCGCAATGTCTGACAGTGGGTATGTGTGGGAGAAAGCTCACAGGGAAGTGACGGCAGCGGTTTCGGCCCTCGATGAGTTCACAGTAAACGCAGCCTACGAGGTTGCGAAAGGAAGGTGGGTGCGCGGTGATTACAGCTGAACGGTTCATGGCTAATAAACACTATTTCCCTCAGGGTTGGTTGTTGGCTCGCAGGGGTGGGGTGACGGCTACACAGGTTGCGAAGGCTGCGACACCTGCAGGTTTCAAGCAGGCGGTGGCAGAGTATGTGGATGACGCACGGATCCCTGATAACCCTTACATGGCTTTTGGTAGGGATTATGAGCCTGTGATTGCGAGGACTGTTCACACGAAGTTTGGGATTCTCCCTAATGAGTGGCTTATCAGGAACGATAAGTTCCCTCACCACCTCGCTACCCCTGACGGGTTGTCACCGGATCACACCATGATTGCTGAGATAAAGACCACAGGGAAGGATTGGGCTGACGGTGTTATCCCCATCCAGTACCGCAGGCAGGTGCAATGGCAGCTGCATGTGACGGGTGCTGAACGGTGTTTGTTTGCGTGGATGATGCGGATTGAAGTGGATGGGGTTTTCGCCCCGGCATGGTTTGAGCCACAGAGCTTGTGGATGGAACGGGATGAGGGCATGATTGAGCTATTGCGTGACACAGCTGAACAACTATGGGAAAGGGTAAATCATGGATAAGAAGGATGAGAACCTGTTGAAGGTTGCCACTAAGTATGTGGAGGATTTGCGGAGTGGTTCGCAGCCTCATGAGTCGTGGCGTGATTATTGGAAACTTGAGGGGCGCATTTTGGCTCAGAAGGTTGGTAAGTGATGGCTAAGGGAAAGTATGGAGCGAGGGCTGAAGCGAGAAGCTTTGAGAACCTCGAGGCTGAGGTTGCTGAGTTGAAAGCAACTCTCAAGAAAGCAAAAGCGGATTTATCTGATTCGCGCAGCGAGGTCATTAGGCTGACGGCTATTGAGGCTGTGTTCGATGGCACTAAGGATGTGATCGCTGAACTAGATTCTGTAAAGCGTAAGCTGAGTGAAATTGATGGCAGAAACTTTGTGTTGAAGGTCAGGTTGGATAGGTGGGCGGAAGCAATTATGAAGGACTCCAATCGTGAGTTCTTGAGGTTGTCACCTAACCTGTGGGCTGATTTTGTGGAGCTTGGTTATTTTGTTCCGGTTAAGGGTGACAATAGAAACATGAGGCGCGCCTACAACTCTAAAGGCAAGTTTCAAAAGGCTGCCAATATCGGTCGCGATGCAAAGTTGGTGGGCTGATGGCTAGGTTCAATCTGGCAGATTATGAAACTGTTGAGGAGCGTATAAAACGCTTTTATGCGGATCACCCTGACGGCAGAATCATCACTGAGAATGAAACCCTGCCTGAGTATCGGCTTGAGAAGCTGTGGGTGGTGAAGTCGCTTGTGTTCTTCTCTGGTGAGGATTTGGAGCGCGCTTGCCCTAAGGCCACAGGTTTGGCCTATGAGGTGGATAGCGCTAGTGGGCCTCAGCAAAGCTCGGCCCTGGAGGTCTGTGAAACCAGCAGCATCGGAAGGGCGCTCGCAAATGCAGGGTACTCAGGGAACAAGCGTGCCTCCCGTGAGGAGATGGAGAAGGTGCAACGGTTCGAGCAAGCTGAGAAGGCCCGCGACTGGGTTGCTGAAGCAAAACTCCTGACAGATAAAGACCGCCTACGCTTACTATGGGGGGAAGCATCGAAGGCTGGTGCGCCCACACCCGTATTAGAGGAAGTGAAGGCTTATGCAGAGCAGCTCACTTCTGTTGGCGAGCGTGACGGAATTGACACAGGCGTACCTGGAGGCACAGCAACTAAACGATCCAGTACTAAGTGAGTTTTGGAGGGTTGAATTATGCAGAAGGTTGGTGATGGTTTGTGATGGTATCGGAGATAGTTCAGGAGATTGCGGAGCTGACTTCTGAGAACAAGAAGGGTGTTGAGGCTTTGTATGCTGCGGAGGCTAACCTGGCTCAGGCTGAGAAGGATTTGGACACGGCTGAGGCAAGTGCGTTTCTTTCGGAGTCTGGGTCTGTCGCTGAACGGCAAGCGCACGCGAAGCTGGAGTGTGCTGATATCCGCTTTGAACGGGATATTGCGAAGGCGCAGGTGAATAGGGTTCGCACGAAGTTGCGGGTTATCGAGTCTGCTTTGATGGCGCAGGCCACCATGTCGAAGCTGTTGCAGGCGGAGATGAAACTATGACGGATCATGATGAGCAGTTCATTGCAGGCATGGCTCACTGCTATCACTTGCTCGCTCAGGAGCTGCGGGTGAAGCGTGAGGCGTTCCAAACTGTCTGGGACTTCTATTATGAGCATGTCGATTTTGTGGATGACACTGCCAGCACCCTGTCTAACGAGTTGGCTTTCGCTTCGAGTGTGATGGAGCATATGGAGAATGCCCTTGAGAGCGCATATTTTGATGCCCTCGATGTGGAGAAGGGTAATGCCCCTTTGGAGTGGAGATAAGGCAACCTTATCGGGCTACCTTTGGGTAACTGATTCTGTAACCAGGGATAAAGTTTTGACACCTAATTTCCGTATATACACGGAAGCTGATTTCCGTATATGCATGGAACGTTTTGTACACACATCCATGTATGTGTGTACGTACAGATTCGACCCTCGAGGATGCCAGCGCATACTATTTGCAAGCCACATCCGCGTGTTCGTGCCGATGCGGGGCTACCTGGAAGTGACTTAGGTAGACTGTAGGCATGGCAATCCCGAAGAAGATTCTGAAACAGGTTCAAGGGCGTGACCCTTACTGCTGGCATTGCGGGCGCGAGGATGACCTGGTGCCACACCACAGGATCAACAGGGGCATGGGTGGGTCAAAGCTCCTGGACATTCCCCAGAACTTGATGATGGTGTGCGGGTTGTATAACGGGGCGATGGAGTCGGATTTCTTGGTGGCGCGTGATGCGCGTCACTGGGGTCACAAGCTCCCAATGTGGGAGTCACCCGAGCACCCTGTATTCGATTGTGTGGCGTTCAGGTGGTGGGTGTTGCTGCCTAACGGGTGGAAGATAATGGTGGCGGAACCTGTGCCATTCTGATTGTGCCAGTGGGTGTAGAGTGTTGCTATAACTGAATAAGAGATGGCCCCCCGCGAGGTGGAGTGCAGGAGGCCATCAGTAAACCGATGACATAACCATCGGCTAGTTACAAGTCTAGCCGGTAGAAGGGCAAGACAGTGAACGACCAACTCGACTCAGAGATCCGCTTCAGCATCATCCCTGAATGGCTCACCTATTCTGGCGTATCCGATAAGGCTGTCAGGCTTTACTCTGTGCTTGCTCGTTACGCAGATAATCGAACCCATGAGGCGTTTCCCTCCCGTGAAACTTTGGCAGAGAAGATGGGTTGCTCAGCTAAGTCCATTGATAGGGCCAGTCAAGAGCTGATCGAAGTAGGCGCAATCACTAAACGGCAGCGCCACAACAGCTCGCTTGTTTACACATTGAGGGTGTCTAGGGGGGTAGACACCACTGTCCAGGGGGGCTCGACACCACTGTCCAGGGGGGTAGACAAGGGTGTCCACCTAACTAGAACTACTGAACTAGAACCAGATAACTATATTGAAAAGAAATCCCAAAGAGCCACATCAATCCCTCACCCATACCGGCTGCCGATAGAAATCGCAGAGGTGTTGCAGGAGAAATACCCTTCACTTGACTTACCTGAGCAGAGGGATGCGTTCGTGGACTTCCACACCGCTAAGGGATCCGTGTTCAAGGATTGGAATGCTGCTTTTAGGAACTGGTGTCGTAATGCGGTGAAGTTTGCGGAGCCTCGGACTGTGATTCATAAGCAAGCTTTGAAGCCTGCCGCTGAGTTGCCAGACGCGAGGGCGTGGGTAAAAAGTATGCACGATATTGGGGAGCATTGGGAGTGTAGGGCTGGGGAGTTTGGTTGTAAGTAGTTGTGTTGGCTGAATAAGTGCGTATACTGGTAAGCACAAGCCAAACGAAAGGAGAAACAATGTCTACGTGCGAAATTGCAGAAGTTAGCACCTGTGAAACCGACACACGCAACATATCGGGTATGACCGTCTGTGAGCCCTGCTATGCATGGCTCAACAACGTAGCCTAACTAAAGAAGGCGGGCTGGGAGTAATCCCACCCTTTAGGAAAGGGAAATCAAAATGACTACAACACTAAACACCAAGACACTCTATGTAGGCGAAGAGCAGGGTGAGGTTCTCTGCATCAAGTGTGCAGGTGTCCTCGCTAATCGAAACCATCCAGGCAATCAGCACGATGCTGGCTGACAACAGATGAATCTCGGAAAGTTTGACTGTGCTACAGGGACGACAAACACCCTATATACAAAAGACGACCTCACCGTGAGGACAGCAACCGAAGCTGACCGAAACTTTATCGACAAGATGCAGAAAGAAAACTCCTACGCGGTCGGGTTTATCCAAGCGACAGTCTGGGATAAGTATGTGTTCGGGGGGGAACGTAACTTTGTGGTTTTCATTTGTGAGAAGAATGGGGACATGGTGGGTTATGTTCTTTTGACTCCTGGCCGGAAGGCTTACAGTTATGCAAAAGTGCAGCAGATTGCGGTGAGGGAGGATGCCCGCCGCCTGGATTATGGGTCGGCGTTGGTGGCTGTGGTACGCGACTTTTGCAATACGTTTGACAGGATTGGGGTCACGTTGCGGTGCCGGGTGGACTTGGAGAGTAACCACTTTTGGAGGTCGTTGGGTTTTGTAATGTATGGGGTTTGGGAGAAGGGCAAGATAAACCATGTTGGGTTTAAAGCTTCCGCTGACATTAATTTGTGGAGTATTGACTTGAATAGTAAGTTGCTGAGTTTGTTCGAGATGGGCGAGGCTGAGAGTGGTTTGTGGGTTGTTAGTGGCAAGACAATGTATTTGTGAGGGGAAGTTATGATTGATTATGCGCGGGAGTATGGGATTGATGTTGAGCGTTTGCGGTTGGAGCATCCTGTCCATCCTCGGCAGATAAGGTTACGCCGTAAGGATGAGTTGAGGGCTTGCGGTAATGGGGTTGTCCCTCAGCAGGCTGAGTTGGCGTTACGGTTTCTACTGGAGGGGAAGAAGTGATGGAGCCTGTGATTGAGGGCAGGTTGCGTTGGGCTATTGAGAATATAGACAAGGGGACACTGTTTTGATTCCTGGGGTTGGCTCCCTAGTGTCTAGTGGTATACAGTGGGGTTATGTGCAACACAAAAGAAGGGGAAATGATGAAAAAAATACCAACACTGTTTGTGCGTGACCTGGAAGATAGGGCGCATGTTACTGATGAGGTCACGCCGGGGTGCGAGTGGGTGTTAGCTGGTGAGGGTGTGGCGACCCGGAAGTATGATGGCACTTGCATGATGCTCGATAACAATGGTGAGTGGTGGGCTCGCCGCGAGGTTAAGCCGGGCAAAGCTGCACCCGAGAATTATCTGGTCGATAACGTGGATGAGGTGACGGGCAAGACTCAGGGCTGGGAGCCTGTGGGGCAGAGTCCCTTTGCAAAGTTTCACGCCGAGGCGACAGCCGGTTGGTTTGGCTGGAAAGCTGGGACTTACGAACTGGTTGGGCCAAAAGTCCAGGGCAATCCCGAAAAAGTAAAGGCTCACGAACTTATCTTGCACGATGCTGCGGAAGTTTTGCAGATTGCGTCTTATGAGATTGGGTTTATCAAAATGTTTGTTTCCAACTTGAGCAAGAATGGCTGGGAAGGCATTGTGTGGCATCATCCTGATGGCCGTATGACGAAACTGAAGGCGCGAGACCTGAAAGGGGGACACAATGAGTGAGGAACTGACAAGAGAGCAAATCCGTGACATGGTCATTGAACATGCCAGGCAGGTTTCTATTGGGGGCGAGACGGGGAAGTTCGGGGCAGCCTTGTTCGATAGGTGGCTTGAGTCGGTAAAGCAAGAAGCTTATGACAAGGGTCTTTCTGAGATTGCGGGGACACAATGAGTGAGGTTAGTTGGGCTATCGAGCAGGAGGGGGAAACCGATGGAACACTTTTCTGAAGTGAACTGGGGTGATGAGCTTGGCATTGACCTGGCGAAGCTTGAGCAGGAACGCTTCGGCTCTTTTTCCCACTGGGTGATGCTGTCCGAGCATAATTTGCGGGTCAAAAAGTATCACGCAGATCTGGAACGGCAAGAAAAAGAGGAGGCTCTCTGGGCTCGGGTTGCCGCTTTGAGAAACGCGGAGGACTATACTTTTTCAGATGAGATGGTTCAGATGGCGATCGAGTCGCTGAATGCCGGGGGTTCAATGTGAGCGCTGTGGTATTGAGTGGCAGGTTAACAGCGTCAGGAAAAAAGTGGTTTTTTGTGCTTCCTGCCGTGCTGGAAAAGTTCAGACCGTCCATTCTGCCGAGGGCAAGTGCTTGCCTTGGCACGGATTTTTTGCCGCAGACGATGTCACTCCGGTCGATGACAATGGGGAGCCTGTTTTCCCCGGTGTCAGGGGTTGCGGTAATACTGACTGTTGTAATCACAAGCACATTATCGGGTACGAGAAAGGGTAAATGATGATTCAGAATAAAGCCGAGGTCACTGTGACGGGCTGGCTAAATGACGTTAAGGACTTCGACTGGGGGCGTGCTCTTAAGGTCGCGGTTGATGTGCGGAAGAAGAACCACCAGGACGAGTGGGAAACGGTCGACAAAACTGTTTACGATGTAACCACCGATGACAAGTCTGGGAACTTTGACGGCGTTAAGCAGGTGACGGTCACCGGCCGGATCACTGGCACTAATGTTTTCCAGAAGCGTGACGGCTCCTCGGGGTTCAGCGTCAAAGTGCGGGCGGAGAACATTGTGGCTGCCGATGACCAGAAGACTGGCCACGCTGCTGTTAATGATGTCTGGCCTACTGTAATTCCTGGTCAGGGTATTTCTGAGAGCGCACCGTTCTAGTGGAGAACTTCGGGAGGGTCCTCGCTTTTGCGATGGGCGTTAATTACATGCTTTTGGCGTATCAGGTCCCGGTGAACGTGACGAGCGTGCTCGGGTGGGTTTTTGGCTCGCTGCTCTCTTTGGCGGTTCTTACTTCCTTCGTCAAGCCGAAGCGGTACCCTGGTAAACGTGGAGATAACGTTTGATGTTTTAGGGCGGCCTGCTCCACAGGGGTCTAAGAAAAGCATCGGTAATAACCGCTTTGTAGAGTCCTCCAAATATCTCCCCGCATGGCGTAAAGCTGTCAGGGTTGCTGCGGAGCACGCTGTCGCTTCAGAGGGGTGGCAGCGTGTTTCTGGCCCTGTGGAGCTCGAGGTGATGTTTTATCTTGAGCGCCCTTCCTCGGTTTCGGTCACGAAAAGGCCGCAGCCAATCGTCCCACCGGATGTGGACAAGCTGCTCCGCGGTGTTGGTGATGCTCTGACGGGTGTTGTCTACGATGACGATTCGCAGGTAATTCGGGTTTTGGCTTGGAAGGTGTACGCGGATACTCGGGAGCCGGGCTGTTTTATCCGCGTGAACGAATTATCACAGTTCGAGAACGGGGTGTTTCAATCCTTCGACTTTCTTGACTTGCCGGTTTAGGCTGGTATCACCTACAAGAAAGGGATCCGTAATGTACGAATCGAACACGGCGCTTCAGCAACAAGCCAGCAAGATGACAAATGAAATCTTCGAGCCTTATTCGACGGCAGCGGCTTTGTTGCGGGATGAGAACTTGGTCTGGGGTAAGGACTTCAACACTATTCGTGGTGCTCTCGCTTCTGTGATGCACGAGTGCGCAAGCGCTAAGAATCTAAACCCGTGGCTGCTCGAGGTCGCTTATCGGCTGATTGACACCACCCGGCAGAATGCTTGAGGGCTTACAACCGCGCACTGTGCTGAGGCCGTGCGCTGTGAGGACAATCCTTGAGGGGCTGTCCGAATCGGACCAGGAAATCTTGCGGGCGGCTCTTGCTGACGTGGATGTTTGGTCTAATAACGGGCTGGCGACTTCGTTGAGCGAGCGTGGGCTTGTAATCAGCGACGGGCCAATCCGTAAACATCGCGCCAACCGTTGCACGTGTCGATAAGGTGGACTTATGCTTGACAATTTGGAACCAGCGAAAAAGGTACAACAATCCGCGCAGGTGAATCCTGTGGTCGAGTTCGATGGGGTTGAGGGTAGCGCTGTAACGCATGGCTACACTGCGGAGCCGGAAAACTTCGACGAATTTCTCCGCGATGCTGGCATGGATCCGCGCGACATTGACGTGATTCCTCCGGTGCGCACTTCCCGCTGGCAACGGTGGGACGGTGAATGGTTGACTTCGTACCGGTTCACGTTCAGGAGGAAAGCTGGGGACATTGACCTGCCTTTGCTCATGGCGGAGGCTAAGAAGAAGATGGTCAAGCCGAAGCTGTCCAAACCTAACCCTCGGGCGATGGTCATCTTGTGGTCTGACCTGCAGGTGGGCAAGGTTGACTACCGTGGCGGCACTCAGCAGTTGCTTGAGCGGGTTGAGCTGACCAAGGTGAAGCTCTTGGACCAAATCAAAAAAGAGAAGCCGGAGCAGGTTATCTTTGCCGACCTGGGCGATACGGTCGAGAACTTTTACAACGCTAACGCCGCACAGCAGAGCTACTCCAATGATTTATCGATTATGGAGCAGGTCGACCTGGCGACAACTCTTGCTTGGCAAACGCTCCGGGCAATCGCAGAGCTTGTGCCTTCGGTAACTTACGCTTCGGTCGGTTCTAACCATTGCCAGTTTCGTATGAACGGTAAGACGATTGGGAAGCCCACGGATGACTGGGGCGTGTTTATTGGCCGTCAGTTGGCAAGGCTGGCCGGTGAAATCGGCGCATCACACATCCGCTTTGTGGAACCACAACCGCACGACGAGTCTCTCGCTCTGGATGTCTTTGGTGACGGGTTCCACGTGCTCGGTCTTGTGCACGGTCATCAGGCTTCACGGCCAGATGGTATGGGCGATTGGTGGCGTAAGCAATCCTTCGGCAGGCAACCTGTGGCGGATGCTTCGGTTCTTGTGCATGGGCACTTCCATCACCTGCGCGTGACCGAGCTTGGGAGTGTTTCGCGGGGTGACGCGAACGCTTCGAGGTTTCTCATCATGGCTCCCACGATGGACAACGGATCGGGTTGGTTTCGGCTGGGCTCCGGTGAAGATTCCATCCCTGGCCTTGCCACGCTAATGCTCGAGAAGGGTGTTGACTACACGGGCACGGTGTTCAAGCTGTGACTTCCCTTGTGGAGGTCAGGTCTGACGGTTCTCAATCACGCTATGTGTCTACCGGTGTTGACTGTGTCCTCATCAGACCCGTCAACGAACCGCTGCGCACGATCGGCGGCTACTTTGTGTCGTCCCCCGAGCAGGCAGAAGACCTAGTTGTCGCATTGCATCACTGGCTCGAAGATGTGGAAAGGTGAGCAGATGAATTCCGAATATTTGCCACCGGCACCCATCGAAGTAGTCACCCCGAACTTCCGCGGTGTAGCTCAGAACTTTTTTACCATCCCCATGCACCTGCTCATGGACCTGAAGGCTGCTCGGGAAGAAAAGAAAGGCGACGAGCTCTTGCTCATGCTGGATGCCTGCGAGATTGCGTTCACCAATCACGACATGGAAAAGCTCCAAGACCTATCTATAAACGACTTTCTCTTGGTGGTCCAGGCCTGGGTCGAACAATCCCACCGATAAAATCCCCCCATGCCCTTCCTCAGACCATGTCTAAAATGTAATCAGCTAGTACGTGGTGGCT